CCTATTGACCAACCTATTGACCAACCTATTGACCAACCTATTGACCAACCTATTGACCAACCTATTGACCAACCTATTGACCAACCTATTGACCAACCTATTGACCACCTTATATATGTAAACTAAACGAACTGTATTAAATACTATAACGATATAGTTGTTGTTACTTAAATAGTTGTTGTTACTTAAATAGTTGTTGTTACTTAAATAGTTATTGTACTGAATCTATTATTCCTATAAGCTGTTTTTATTTTTCTTTTAAAGGACGGACCAGATGATTATTAAAACCTTCGGAATTGCACAAAACTACAACCTACAAATGCCACTATCTACCGGTACAGTAACAACACCATACGATAGCCGCATGATTGAGCAACGAGATGAATTGCAGGCCCTTATTGTTACTAGGACCAAACGCAAGCTTAAAGCTCGCTCTAAGATAATCAGAACCAACCAACCTGTACAACAAACACCTACTTATATAGTGGCTATGGCTAGCATCATTGCACCATTAACCATTGTGATGATTGCAATATCACCACTATTTATTAACTTTCCAACATCATAAGCGAGGCCTTAACCATGACTACTACAACAGCAACAACCGAAAATAAAAGTTATTACGAATTAGCCAATGATATGGACATTGAAATTATCCACACTAAATACATTCATGCGGAAAAGTATTGGATTGTGATGTGTAAACGTTATGAAAATCACTATGTTAATTGGGTGCATGCAAATGGCATGTTTTTACATGGTCATTATTTTGGGTCCCAATTTGATAATGGTTTTATTGATTGCGTTATTGATTTTGCTGATAGGGAATCTTAATTATTCAACAAAGGGCCTTGATAGTTTCAGGGCCTTTGATTGAGTTATTAATTTAAATAACCAACAACAACAACAAACGAGGTATCACCCATGTTAAGAGCAAATAAAGCAGTTTATGTCGATGGTATAGCTTATGCACGTCCAATTAAAACGCCTAAATCTATAGGGCACTGGTTGAGAGGGCCATGCAGTTATATTGTAGGCTTTTCTAGTGATAGCGACTCTACTATTAACTTAGCTAGTGCTTTACTAAATCATGGTCAGGCTATGAGTAAAGGCCGATTGATTGAATATAAACTTTAAAGGAGCAAGATTATGACTAATACAGTAGATTATGAATGGACAATTGAGGACACCGATTCTTATGGGGATATTCACGAAACCCAACAAATGAGTGTTGTAGAGGCGATTAAAAGGTCACGCACTGAAAGCTATGTTGAAGATTTTAATTGCAAGCCCGTTCTAGTGCTTGTGAGGATGGAAGGGAATCAAGACGAGGGGCTTCTTGATAGACAATATGCTTACCTTAAAAGTGGTGAACTACCCAAAGAATTTGATGGTGGGGCGTTAGTCCCAAAGTATATTTTAAATAAATATTTAAATGCTTTAGTAAAAGCATAACAATAACGGGGCTACGGCCCCACCGACCAAGCGGCACTTGGCACTAGGAGCAAGACCAAATGAAAATTGAAATCATAGGTAAACAGCGTAAAGACGGTAAATTCAAAGTAAAGACGTTTTATAAAGGTGCGCCCAATATGTTTGGTGGGTTTGACCATGGTAAATGCTACACGTCAATAATGACAATCGAGACTATAAATAATTATTTGAATTCTTGTAGTTTTGAAAGTGCTATCAATATTGAGCAATTACAAAATACAACAACAACAACCGAGGTATAACCACTATGTTAATGCAAACTAAACTATCACCATTAGATACTTATTTAACTATGAGTAAAGCTGAACTTATGCGCAAAGCGCGCTCTCTGTTTGATGTCAAGGGGTCGCTATTGGCGGACCCATTGAGCAACCCCAAAATAGCTAAGAATGCTAAAGAAAATGGGGTCCTCACTTTTCCCTTACATTTAGCACCTTTCAAAATGAGTGGCTATAACACTTGCGCTAGTGCTTCTAAAGGTTGTGCTGACGCTTGCCTAAATACTGCAGGCAATCCCGTATATTTAAAGGGCAAGCTTGCCGCTCGCATTGCTAAAACTAAACTGTATTTTGAGGACCGACCATTATTTACTGCAATTCTCATTAAAGAGGTGATTGCTGCTAGTAACAAGGCAAGTAAGGCTAACATGGCTTTAGCCTTCCGTTTAAACGCCACAAGCGATATTAAATGGGAAAAGTCTAAGCTATTGCACATTGGCGTTATGTCCTCACTATTAGCTATTTTGCATGCTGCAGCACCCATGGCAAAATTCTATGATTATGCAAAGGACCACAAGCGAACAAGCGATACTTTGCCGCCTTACTACTCTTTGACCTATTCACTATCTGAAGAAAACGATATATCTAGTTCTATGGTCCTAAGTCGCGGCGATAATCTAGCTGTCGTTTTTGATGTTAAGCGAGGCAAACCATTGCCAGCACGTCATACAATTAATGGTGTATCTGCAATGGTGATTGATGGTGATTTAACAGACTATCGACCCGATGATTTGCAAGGGGTCATTGTAGGCCTTCGAGCAAAGGGTGAAGCCATTGGTAGCACTTCGGGTTTTGTTCGGTCCGCTATTCAATCAACATTCTTTAAGGCTTAACTAATACTTTCAATACAGGAATATATACATTATGGAATCTATACAGATTTTTAATACAGTTTTTCACTCGCATACTTTCCCATTAATAGGCCTTGTTTGTTTAGTGGTCCTAGCAGGCATTGCAGGCCTTGCTGTCACTCTTTTAAGTGAGGACCTATAGATTATATACATTAACTTAAAGGGCCTTGTATGGGGCCTTTTTGGATGCTGTATTAACGCGTCACTAAAATAACCTGGCACTAATAAAACAAGGAATAAAACAACATGGTTGAGATGGGAATTAATATCGCCAATGACGTGCGCACAAAATACGCGCATTTGATTGTTATAGGCAAAAAGACTTTTGAGACTAGAAACACTAATTCGTTAAAACCTTATATCGGGAAACGTGTTGGTATTGTAGAAACCAACAAAGGCATGAAAGCCAAACTAGTTGGTTTTGTCACTATAGGGGACCCTATAGTCGTGGGTCAATTGGGTTTTGAATCAACTAGGCATGCTCACTTTGTTTGTGCTGGTAGCAGGTTTGATATTAAGCAAGGTCAGCTTAAATGGCTTTACCCAATGATAGACCCCCAAAAATTAAAGCAACCTATTGACGCGTCTCAAACGCGCGGAATTATAGCGCGCAATATAAAAGGACTAACTAAATGAGCAACTACCAAACGCAAAAACGCCTTCGCAATATGGTGGCGCATGCCATCAAAACCAAATACATAACTGCAAGCGAAGGCCTCACAATCACGCACCACTATGCCATGGGTTCCCGTGCTGCTAGCAGATACACAAGCGAGTCTAGCAGGGTCCTCATTGCCGATATATCTATGAGGGTCCGCCTTGCCAAGTGAGACACTTTAAAGGCCTTTAAAACGGGCTTTTTTGGGGTCTCATTTTGAGGCTTTTTAATACTAACCAGTAGATAGGGACGGCAGATGGAATTTGAAATTGAGAGTTTGATTGATTTGATTTTAGACCAAGATTATTGCGCGGTAAATTACGCAACTGGGGGTGATGCTGACAGATATTGAATTGATTACAATATTGTAATAAAATTATTAATGCGACAGTTGTAATAAAACAACAGACCGCGAATTTTGGATAGTTTAATAGCCTATCCCATAGGAAATAACTTGGATGTTAACAAACGATTCTTTGCCTTTAAGGTGGCAAGTTTTTTGGAGTTTGAATTAGCGTTGAATAACTACTTATTTATCGCAGTCTTTGGACTGCATATATTTAAAAACTTAAACGTGGATGGACCCTTAATAACCAAAGAAGATAACAAAGAAATAAAGAGAGGATTTAACAAATGAAAACACGTAGAATACGCGCGGCCGTTTCTAGCCTACGCTGTAAATCAATGGGCTGGCATCGGGAGGACAACTGGCTTTGGCACATAGTTTTCACCGATGCTAACAATCGGCTACACCCGAAATGGGGCACGACCTGTGCAATATATGGCTGGACGAGGTTAAATATTTTAAATACTTTATGCACTCTTACAGGTTCAAACGATGAACCCAACGGACCAAATGATGATGTCTAAATTTACTAAAACACAGAACAAACAACTCCAAGGGATGGCTGGTGCTTTAGCTGATTTCAACGCGCTATATGCAGAAATGTCGTCAATGCAAATGCGTGTGTTTATCGCTGTGGCTAGACGCGGACCGCTAACAGGCAGAGACATAGCTACTAGCTTGTCTATGTCGGGACCTAATGTAAGCAGGTGCGTTGCTATGTTATCGGATGTGATGATTCCCAGCAGAAAAACACAATCACTGGGGCTAGTTGAGTTAAGCACAGATCCGATGGATAGACGTGTACGCTATGTACAACTCAGCCAGAAGGGGGAAGAATTCGTAAACCAAATCACAGCTAATTTTTAAATCAGGGGGACAATATATGTCTATTTATGAAACAGCCACAGGTTGGCAAATTAAGGTGCAAAGGAACGGACATAGGTTCGTTCACTTTGTCGCTGGATTGGACCAAAAGTCAGAAGCTAAATCTATTGAATCTCAGGCCATAGCAGATATGGCAAGAGGCATTAGACCAGATGCTAAACAGATTATTCATGGCAATGGATTGACCTTGCAGTTTGCTTTTGAAGCCACGTTTGAACATCGCTGGAAGTATGAATCTAAAGCTTATCAAAAGAAGGTTGAGCAGTATTGGAATGCACTTGATAAATTTTTTATACAGCAGAAAAAAGTAACACGGCTAACCGATGTTGACACATTGATGGTCGATGAATATATAAGGACATTGAGGGACAAAGGCAATAAGCCTAAGACCATCAACAACAAACTGACTTGCCTGTCCTCAATGATTAAGCACATGGTCCATGAGGGACGATTGCAGCATCCTCCTTTGATTGAGTGGGAGAAGGTCGGGGATAACTCACGCATGCGTTATTACAGCCCTTATGAAGAGGCGCGGCTTATTGAACTGGCGCAAGCTTGGGAATTCCATAAGCCTGAGATGAATGAATTGCTAGTCGACTTTATCATAGTGCTTTTTGACACTGGGATGAGGCCTTGGCGTGAAGCACATCAACTCCACTGTGGCTGGATAAAATCTGACATAAATGGAATGCCTGTTATCCGCATCCCAAAGGAATATTCCAAGACTAAACAGTCTAGGGATATACCAATGACTGACCGCGTAAAGGAGATACTTCTTAAACGTGTGACAGGTCAGCTTGTGGACTTCCAACCATTTAAAAAACTGGAGTACAGGTGGCACTGTTGCCGCTTTTGGAATGAGTCTGTTCGCCATGAGATGAACTGGACCGATGAGGAAGTTTGGTATGGAATGCGCCACACATTTGCCACTAGGCTAGTGAGTGCTAATGTCCAAATGAAGGTGATACAGAGGCTCATGGGACACGCCAAAATAACACAGACAGCCAAGTACGCCAAGGTCACAGACGAGGCCTTACAGTCTGGCATTGAGGCACTACAGGGCAAGGACAAAAGCGCGGACACAATGCCTGCAAATGTCCTACCAAATGAGATACTTCTGGCACTAAGTGCCTGATATAACTAACGAATTCTTTACGTGCATCGAGCAGATAACAGTTCGAATCCTCTCGGGCGCGCCATTATTCGATAGTTAATATCAAAGGCTGCATCTGTTTTTCTTACAGGTGTGGCCTTACTTTGGCTAATGATTAACAGTACTGTAACTAATTCAGTACATATATAGGGGGACAAAAGGCAGGACAAATGGGGCCAAATGATGGCTCAGAGCAAAGGTTGCACTATCACGGTAAGTGGATTGAGAGTCCCTGCCGTGGGTGCATGGTTTCAGAATTGAAAGTAATTACGGAGAGACTAAATGTCTATAGTAACAGGTGATAGTTTGATGGATGCTCAATTAAACATTGAGAAGAACATGCGTGATTTTGGTGTTGAAAGAATGGCTAAACAAATAAGTAAACAGAAGGACCAGAGGGGGGAATCTGGGACCCAATATGGACAGGCCATGTTGACTCATGGACTAGCTAAATTTGCTGATGGAATTACTGAGTACATCGGTGCAGACCTAGGCCGTGGTGGTAGGGGTGGCTCAGTAAGAAAGTTACTCACTGGGGGTGACCCTAACGTCATTGGGTTTGTGTTTATGAAATTTATTATCAATGGTATTTCAATCAAACACGGGACACTCCAAGCCATTATTAAAAAAGCAGCAGCACACGTTGAGGATGAATTTAGATTAGCTGAATTACGCACACAGGATGCCAAATTGTGGAAGCGATTAGTCGATGCTTCAGACCGCAAAGAGGGACACTGGAAACGGACAGTCATCGTCAATGCTATGAATGATGAGACAGCCAAGGGGACCATTAATAATTGGGAATCTTGGAGTGCTGCCCAGCTAATGCAAGTTGGTTCCAAGCTTCTCACAATTCTGATAGAGACTGTCGGGCTAGTCCAAATCACAACCGAATCTAAGGGCAAACACAACACCGTTAAGAGGCTTGTTGCTACCCCTGAGACACTGGAGTGGATAGAAGAGAGATGCTCTCGGATAGGCCTCACAGCACCTCAATATAAACCTCTTGTAATCCAACCTAGGGATTGGACTTATGAAAACCTCAATGGTGGTATCTATTACTCTCACTACTGCAGGCCTGTTCGGTTTGTTAAGACCAACAACAAAAACTACATGGACGAATTACGGCACACTGATATTGACGTGGTCCTCCACTCAATCAATGCTATGCAGCACACTGCGTGGTCTGTTAACAAGGACATCTTAAACCTTGTCAATGAGATGTGGGACAATGGTGTTGAGTGGTGCGATTCAATCCCACCTAGATTCAATGAGCCTGAAATTAATGCAGATAATTTTGAACTGGAAACCAAACAGCAATGGGCAGCATTTTACAAAGAAAAGAACCGTATTGATGCAGCTAATAGGGAGTCAGCCGCAAAGCGTATTGCCTATTCTAGCACCATCGCCACAGCTCAGGAATTCTCCGAGTTCGATGAGTTTTACTTTGGGTATAACCTTGACTTCAGGTCGAGGGTCTATGCCATCAGCCAGTACAATGCTATGGGACCTGACCTGATGAAAGCCACCTTGCGCTTTGCTAATGGAAAGCCATTGGGTGAGTCAGGTTGGAAGTGGCTAGCCATTCACTTAGCTAACGTAGGAGATTTCGACAAGGTATCAAAGGACACTTTGGAGGCAAGGGTAAAGTGGGTTATGGACAATGAGCATTGGATTATACAGTGCGTTGAGAATCCATTTGAGAATCGCAAGTGGTGTGATGCTGACAAGCCATTACAGTTTATGGCAGCAGCTATGGAATGGCGGGGATTCCTTGAGCAGGGGGACGCTTTCGTAAGTCACATACCAATCGCACTTGATGGGTCCGCAAGTGGTCTTCAACATTTGAGCATGGCTATGCGCTGCGCCAGTACAGCAGGCAACGTCAACCTACTGCCATCTGACAAGCCGATTGATTTATATCAACTCGTTGCTGACAAGGTGGTGACTCAACTGCGCTTGGACAGTGAACAACCACATGAGCATTGGGGTCCAGCCATCTTAAATAACATGGGAGTGAGGGTCCCTAATTATACTGAGCTTGCGCTCGAATGGTTGAAGCATGGGTTTGGACGCTCACATAGTAAGAGGGCAGTAATGACCTACAGCTATGGCTCGAAGCAGTACGGATTTAAGGAACAAATCCAGACCGATGTGATGCATCCTTTGATGCGTGAATGCAACAAGACAGGCAAGGAATTCCCGTTCAGTTATGACAATGGTTATCGTGCCTCATCATACATAGCAAGGTTGCTTTGGGATGCTGTTGTTGATTCAGTCAAACGCCCAGCCCAGCTCATGGATTGGCTCACTGACTCAGCCAGCAAAGTGGCAAAGGAAAAGTTTGATATGGCAGACGGCTCACTGCAGGCAATGCCAGTTCGTTGGACTACACCTTTAGGATTCCCTGTCGTTCAAAGTTACTATGACACCAAGCCTAGGCGTGTTAAGACTAGCATCAATGGTGCGTTAGTTTACCTGACCCTAAAGGAAACGACTGACCAGATATGTACTCGCAAGTCTGCGCAGGCATGTCCACCCAACACCGTTCATTCTTGGGACGCGAGTCACCTAATCCTGACAGTGTCGAGGTCAGCAGATGCAGGCATTGGAAGCTTTAGTCTTATCCATGATTCTTTCAGCACGTTAGCTGCAGACACCGATGAGTTTTGGCATATCATCAGGGATTCTATGGTGGAAATGTATGAGTCTGATGACATCGTTCACTCTCTGTATCTAGAGATGAGGGCGCAGATGAAACCTGAGAACCGCGATGAAATCAAGCTGCCACCTAGTAAGGGGACACTGGACTTAGCTATCACAGCAGAGTCACGTTATTCTTTTGCCTAATACTTACAGTACTGTATCAGTTACTTAGCAAAGGTTGCACTATCACGGTAAGCAACCGTATCAGCTAAAAAGCTAATGCCCTCTCGTAAAACAGGGGGCTTTTTTATGGAGAAAAACCATGACGTTTGAACAAACGCAAGCTGCCCTTCTAACCATGAACGGACAGCCACTACCCCTTGACCTTATCGCTGCTTTGATAAACCAAGGAATAATTATTAGTGAGTTCCTGAGAACTTACCAAAACTAAACCAGCGCACTATGCGCACCTGACAACTAGGATTTATATGTCAAACAAAATACCACAAATCGTTACCCCTGAAGGACGCACTGAATGGCTTAAAGCGTTCACACCTGATTTTAAATTTGATGAATTGGGAACTTATGGCTGCACCTTGAACATGGAAAATGCAGTGGCTCTTCCACTCATGGCAACCCTTGATGAGTTCATGGAGAAGGCAGTCGCTAACGCTATGGAGGAGACAGGCAAAGCCAAGGACAAGATTAAATTAAACCCACCGTACATCATTGATGATGAAACAGGTGATGTGTCTTTTAAGTTTAAGTTAAAGGCCACTGTCAAAGGACGCAATGGTGACTTCACGCAGAAGCCATTGGTCATTGATGCGCGCAAGAAGGTCATCACTGAAGAGGTTCCAACTTGGAATGGTAGCCGTGTTCGTATTGGCTTTCAACCTATCACCTACTACACAGGATTAGTTGGTGCTGGTGTATCACTACGCATGAAGACCGTCCAACTCATTGAGGCATTGGATGGTGGTGATGGGGCAGGTGCATCAGCATCAGCAGGCTTTGATGTTGAAGACGGCTTTGAGTTTACTGCTTCACCGCAGGTATCAGCACCAATGGTGGAGGATTCTGCAGAGTATGACGACATCCCATTCTAAAGATTACTTTGTTGGTCTGAAGTATGGGTTTAGGTCGGGCTTGGAGAAGAGGGTTGCTGATGAGCTTAACAGCCAAGGCATCCCCTTCAAGTACGAAGAATTAAAAATCGAATACACACGACCTGCGAGGCAAGCTAAGTACACGCCAGACTTTGTCATTGGAAGTTTAATCATAGAACTGAAAGGTAGATTTATGACAGATGACAGAGCTAAACATTTATTAATCAAAGCTGAACATCCTACTCTGGACATACGCTTTGTGTTTAGTAATCCAAACCAACGAATCTCTAAAACTTCTAAAACTACATACGCAATGTGGTGTCAGAAGCACGGATTTAAATATGCAAAGGGGAGCATACCAATCGAATGGCTAAAAGAACAAGTACCAAATATTTGATAGTCCACTGCACGGCAACCAAGCCCAGCATGGATATAGGATTGACTGAGGTGGATGCATGGCATCGACATCGGGGATTTTTTGGGTGTGGCTATCAACTCATAATCAGACGGGACGGAATCGTAGAAAATGGGCGCAGCCTTGGTGATGTTGGCGCACATGCAAGGGGCTACAACCACAACTCTATTGGCATCGCACTTGTAGGTGGGGTGTCAGAAGATGACGTTTCTATTTCCGAAAATAATTTTACGGACATTCAGTTTGATGTTCTTTCAGATTTAATAACAACACTCCAACTTTCATACGGTGACATAGAAGTTCTAGGACACAGGGACCTACCTGATGTGCAGAAAGATTGCCCATCGTTTGATGTAAAGAAGTGGCTCAGTTAGCAAAGGTTGCACCATCACGGTAAGTAACCGTTAGGCCCTCTTCGGAGGGTCATCATTCTTATGAACTCAACTATCGAGAAAAAATATGACTCAATCTAATCAAGTTATTCAGCACCTTAAAACTGGTCGCTCACTTACTTCCATCGAAGCCATTGGACTTTATGGAATCACCCGACTTGCTGCTGTTGTTCACTCATTGCATAAGCAAGGCGCTGTCATCAACGTAAACATGAAGACTGGTGTTCGTGGTAAAGCCTACGCTAGCTACTCGCTCTAATGTCTAAGCGCGACCAAGACGATAGCCCTATGGTTGGACGTGAGAGTTGCCCTAGTTGCAACTCACGCGACAACTTAGCGCGCTATGCATCTGGTAGGGCTTACTGCTTCTCCCTTACCTGTAACCACATGGAGTGGCCTGATGAGGGTGAAGATATTAAAACTGTTAGGAGTAGGACAAGCATGGCAAGTTCATTAATTGATGGTGAAGTCAGGTCACTGAGGCAGCGAGGTATCTCTGAAGAGACAGCCCGTCACTTCGGTTACAAGGTAGGCTCACACAATGGTCAAGCAGTTCACATCTGCCCACTCCACAACACAGAAGGTAAGCTGGTCGCACAACAATTACGCACGGCTGATAAGAGCTTTCCTATCTTAGGAGACTTTAGTCAGATGCCGATGTTCGGTACTAATCTATTTGCGTCAGGTAAGAAGTTAGTAATCTGCGAAGGCTCCATAGACGCGATGAGTATCTCGCAGATACAAGACAACAAGTGGCCTGTTATATCTGTACCGAATGGCGCGGCTGGTGCAGCTAAATCCATTGCTGCAAACATGAGTTACTTTAATGACTTCCAAGAAATTATCCTACTTATGGATGGAGATGCAGCAGGTGAGGCAGCAGCCAAAGCTTGCGCTCCACTGTTTGAGGCAGGCAAGTGCAAGATAGGGAACATCAATGGCTTTAAGGATGCCAACGAAGCCTTGCTAGCTGGTAAGCATCGTCTAGTTATGGATGCAATATGGAACGCTAAGACCTACAGACCTGATGGTATCGTAAGTCTGAAAGACATCCGTGCAGAACTAGACAAGCCTGTGGAATGGGGCCTGCCTTGGTTCCTGAAGACACTAAACGATAAGACTTATGGCCGTAGGTACGGTGAAGTTTATTGTCTGGGTGCTGGAACTGGTGTAGGCAAGACTGATTTCCTAACACAACAAATCATCTACGATATGCAAGTGTTGAAGGAGAGGGTAGGTGTGTTCTTTCTAGAGCAGATGCCTACTGAGACAGCCATTCGTTTAGCAGGTAAACACGCTAGCAAATTGTTCCATATACCAGATGGTGATTGGACAGTTGAGCAGCGCAGTGAAGCTATTGATGCTTTAGAAGAGTCAGACATGATTCGCCTCTATGATTCCTTCGGGGTCTGTGAGTGGGATGTTGTCAAATCTAACATCGAGTATATGCACCACGCTGAAGGTATTCGTATCTTCTACATTGACCACTTAACAGCACTAGCCACAGGGCAGGGTGTTGATGAGCGCATAGAGTTGGAGCGTATCACTTCGGACATCGCTAAGATTTCCAAGAGACTAGGTATCATCATCACGATGGTGTCTCACCTCGCTACTCCTGATGGTAAGCCGCACGAAGAAGGTGGTCGTGTAAGTATCCGTCACTTCAAAGGCTCCCGTGCTATCGGCTTCTGGTGTCACTACATGTTCGGCATGGAGCGTGACCAACAAGCAGAGAACATCAAGGACAGGCAGACTACTACGTTCCGTGTTCTCAAGGACCGCTACACAGGCCAAGCAACTGGCATGACTATTCCACTTAACTACAACCAAGCAACTGGGCATCTATACGAGCAGACTGTGTTTGACATAGTTCCTTGTGAAGATGTGATGGCTGCTTTCTAGGGAAAAATTATGAAGCTCATTGTCGATATTGAAACCAACGGATTGCTGGATGAACTAACGTGTATCCACTGTATCGTGGCTAAGAATGTTGACACAGGTGAGGTTCATTCCTTCCGTCCCAATGAGATAGCCAAGGGCCTCAAGCTACTTGAATCTGCTGATGAGTTAATAGCTCACAACGGAATTAAGTTTGATGTTCCAGCTATCAAGAAGCTACACCCATCATTCAAATCACCATCAGTGTTAGACACATTGGTGTGTGTCAGATTGATTTGGTCCAGCATTAAAGAGGACGATGCTGTCCGCTTAGAACAAGTGCCAGGATTTCCAAGAAAGATGTTTGGGTCCCACTCTTTAAAGGCGTGGGGTTACAGGTTAGGTAACCATAAAGGTGACTACGCACAGCAAGAAGCAGCATGGGATGTGTACTCTGAAGAGATGCTCACATACTGCCAGCAAGATGTTGAGGTAACTGCTGACTTGTATGCTGAGATAATCAAACAGGAATACAGTCCTCAGTCACTAGAGCTTGAGCATCAGGTTGCTTGGGTCATGGCTAAACAAGAGCGTAATGGTTTTGTGTTTGATGAGAAGAAAGCTGCACTACTTTATCGTGAGCTATCTGCTAAGAGAACAGACATCAGAGAAAAGCTAGATGGTTTGTTTAAGCCTTGGGTTATCGCAGGTCCTCTCAAGACACCTGCTCGGACAGTCAACTATAAAGATATAACCCGTGCGTCTATGGTATCTGGTTGTGCTTACACACCCATCACAATCATGGAGTTCAACCCATCATCTCGCAATCAAATAGCAGACCGCTTAGTGAAAGTTCGTGGATGGAAACCTAAAGAGTTTACCAAGAGTGGGCAGGCCAAGGTTGATGAGACTACGCTGACGGGACTACCCTTCCCTGAAGCCAAGGTCATGGCTGAATACTTCATGCTACAGAAGCGCATCGCTCAGTTGTCTGACGGAGCGCAAGGCTGGTTGAAGGTTGTGAAGGATGGAAAGATTCATGGTTCCATCAATCCCAATGGTGCTGTCACAGGACGGGCAACACACGCATACCCCAACATTGCACAAGTGCCTTCACTCTCTGCACCCTATGGTCAAGAGTGTCGTGAGCTATTCACTGTCCCTAAAGGATGGAAGCTCATGGGTGCAGATGCTTCTGGCCTAGAATTGAGATGTCTCGCGCATTTCATGGCTGCTTATGATGGTGGTAAGTATGTGAATGTTGTCCTTGATGGTGACATACACACAACCAACCAGCTAGCAGCAGGCCTGCCTGACAGACCATCAGCAAAACGATTCATCTACGCTTTTAATTATGGCGGAGGGGACCAACTGATTGGTGAACTGGTAGGCGGTGGTAGGAAGCAGGGCAAGGCTATCAAGGAAAGATTCTTAGCCAAGACACCTGCGCTTGCCAAGCTGCGTGACCAAGTGATGGCTAGCTCTGGTCGTGGTTATATCTATGGCTTGGACCGAAGGCGTGTGCATATCAGGAGTTCACACTCAGCATTGAATGCGTTGCTTCAAAGTGCAGGCGGCATTATTTGTAAGCAGTGGCTGGTCCAGTTTGTTAAGGCTATGAAAGCTGCTGGATTTAAACACGGGTGGGATGGTGACTTTGCAATGTGTGCATGGGTCCACGATGAAATCCAAGTTGCTTGCAAGGCTGAGATTGCAGAACGTGTGGGAGAAATTGCCGTAGCTTCTATCAAAGAAGTCACCAGTATCTTCAACTTTAAATGTCCACTAGATGGAGAATTCAATGTCGGAGACAACTGGGCAGCTACTCACTGAGGTACTAAGCCGTGCCTATCAAACCCCTTTCACTACACGCAGTGACTTTGCAAGAAACAATGCTGAGTTGGTAGCTGTGTGTGCGTGTGAAGGATTCATTTCAACAAAAACTGTAGGCACAAACCAATTCGGTAGGCGGTGGTACATCACTGTCATGGGTCTGATGCGATTACGAGAATCAGGTGAGCAAGAATGACTGAAAAATTTAAAGACAAAGTTAAATTAGGGATGAGTCCCAGTGCAGATGTTAGTTGGTGGGACTGCCGTAATGGTCAGGTTCAGTACATAGACCACATGGGAAACGATGCCTCTGTTGTACGTGCAGCCCGTGTCTCATTTGCTGCTGATGATACAGAGTTTGATGAGGTTAAAGATTCAGGCTTGATTAAGTATTTAGCCAAGCACAGCCACTGGACTCCATTCTCACACACGTCAATCACTCTGCGAATGACTGCACCTGTTCCTATCCGCACTCAGTGTTTTAAACACAAGGTTGGTTTCACCGAGAACGAAGAGAGCAGGCGATACATTAGTTCATCACCTAAGTTCTTCATACCTCGACAGTTCCGCAAGCACCCAGAAGGTTCTATCAAGCAGGGTAGTGGTGAGGACATGCACCCAACAGGTGACAAGTATTGGCGCAGGCATTTCCAAACTGTAAACACCATGTGCTTAGACTCATATCAGATGGCTATTGATGGTGGCATGTGTCCTGAACAAGCACGTCTGTTGTTGCCCCAAGGAATGGAGGTCAGTTGGTATTGGACAGGCTCGCTGTCTGCCTACGCTAGGTTCTGTAAGCAACGCATGGACCCTCATGCTCAACAGGAAATACAAGTGTTGGCAGGTTCAGTCTCAAAAATACTAAGCGAACTTTACCCTCAAAGCTGGGAGGCTTTAACCAATGATTGAAACATTAATGATGGTACTTGTTTGCCTAAGCTTCACTGTGGTTTCTATATCTTTAGCCTTTAGCTTTGCTATGAATGCATACCTAGATTGGCAAGAACAAGACGTGGCTATTCGTCATGGCATTCGTGTAATTACTGCCCGTAATTCTAGAGAAGGAGAAGACGATGAAGACATTACTGATTGATGGAGACATCTTAGCATTCCAAGCTGCTGCTGCAACTGAGGTTGCCACCAAGTGGGGTGAGGATATGTGGACCCTTCATGCATCTGAAGCTGATGGTCAACGCCACATGCAAGATTCGTTAACATCCATTCAGAATGCTACAGACTGCAAAGTTATGCGTGTGTTTCTTACCGGTAAAAAGAACTACCGCACTGACATCTTAGATTCTTACAAGGCTAATCGTAAGGATACTCGTAAGCCTATGACTTTAGGTGCGCTTAAGAATTGGTTGGTTAATGCCTACGATGCTGAACTCAATGAGCCTTATGAAGCTGATGACTTGATTGGTATTGCAGCCACTGATGACCCAGAAACAATCATTGTATCTGAAGACAAGGACTTCTTGTGTGTGCCATGTCAACTGTACAACCCACGTCATTCAGACAGGGGTGTGGTTACTGTTACCACAGAGATGGCAGACCGCTATTTCTATTCCCAAGTTCTTACAGGTGACACTGCTGACAACTATAAGGGATGTCCTCAAGTTGGCCCAGTTAAAGCTGACAAGATTCTTGATGCTGCTCAGTCTGGCTATTGGCCTGCTGTTGTATCTGCCTATGAAAAGGCAGGGCTATCTGTTGATGATGCCTTAGTTCAAGCACGTTGCGCTCGTATCCTACGCATTGAAGACTTAATCCCTGACCAAGAGGAGCCTCCACTATGGAACCCACCAACCTAGGAAGTACACGCCAAGAAGGTGGTGACCATTACGTTCATCCCATTCAGCCTATCGAATACATTATGAAGAATGAACTGGACTTCATCGCTGGCAACATCGTGAAGTATGCAACTCGCGCTCCACACAAGGGGCAGTTTGAATCTGATGTTAAAAAGATTATCCATTACGCAGAGCTATGGCTTGAACTCCAGCACCAGAAGTACGACTGAGAAATAATTATGATTATAAAATTTTATACAGAAGGGTGTCAGCCTTGTAAAGCAGTCAGTAGTGTCCTTAACCATGAAGAGGTTGACTACGATGAAATTGACATAGGCAAGGACATTGATGCAGCCATCCACTACAAAGTCCGTAGTGTACCAACAGTAATTAACACAGAAACTGGAGCGACTCTTATTGGGTTCAAAGGTATACGCGAAACAACGGAGTGGATACATGAGCATTGTAGTTGATTACAGCCGTAACAAATTACTGTCCGACCAAGCCTCAACACTTCTCAGTGACTACTACTGTCGTGAAGGTGAGGACCCACAAGATGCATATGCCAGAGCAGCAACTGCATACTGTCGTAATGACTTTGACTTAGCCCAGAGAATCTATGACTACGCCAGCAAGGGTTGGTTCATGTTCTCATCCCCACTATTATCAAATGCCCCAGCGCAAGGAGAGAAGGTTCGTGGACTTCCTATTAGTTGTTTCCTTGGTTATGTGCCTGATTCCTTGGATGGTCTTATCGGACACACAACAGAACTTAGATGGCTTTCAGTTAAGGGTGGTGGAGTGGGTGGGCATTGGTCTGACGTGCGTTCTGTTAGTGACGTTGCTCCTTCACCTATTCCTTTCTTAAAGACAGTAGACTCAGACATGACTGCGTATCGTCAGGGTAAGACTCGCAAAGGTTCCTACGCGGCATACATGAATATAAGCCACCCTGACATCATTGAGTTTATCAACATCCGTGTTCCTACGGGTGGTGACCCCAACCGCAAGGCGTTCAATATACACAACGCTGTCAACATCCCTGATGCATTCATGGATGCGGTAATGGCTGGTGGTGAGTGGGACTTAATTGACCCTAAAGATTTAACTGTCCGTGAAACTGTACAGGCCCGTGGACTTTGGGAGCGTCTTATTGACACTCGCTTCCGCACTGGTGAGCCTTACCTTAACTTCATTGATGAAGCCAACAGGCATCTGCCACCAGCCATGAAGGAGAAGGGCCTAAAGATACATGGTTCTAACCTCTGCAATGAGATTCATCTGCCCACATCTGAAGACCGAACAGCAGTGTGTTGTTTGTCTAGTGTGAACCTAGAACATTACGAGCATTGGAAGGATACCAGTATGGTCTCTGACCTTATAGAGATGCTTGATAACGTGATTAGCTTCTTCTGCCTACACGCCCCTAAAGAACTTAGTAAGGCGGTCTACAGTGCCACACAAGAACGCAGTCTTGGACTAGGTGCAATGGGATTCCACAGTGCTTTACAACGCGCAAAGATACCGTGGCAGTCTGTCATGGCTACCAGCTACAACACTATGATGTTCACCCACATCAAATCCCAAGCCACAGCAGCCACTATAAGGCTGGCCCGTGAGCGTGGCTCTTGTCCTGATGTTGATGGTGTTCGTAATAGTCACTTGTTAGCTATCGCACCTAACGCCAACTCATCAATCATTGCTGGTTGCTCTGCATCTATAGAACCTCTGAAGTCTAATGCATTCACACACCGCACCCGTGTCGGAGCGCACCTTGTCGTCAACCCTTACCTTGAAAAGGTAATCTTTGACTATGCATACACATGGAAGGATAAATCTAAAGTTTGGATAGAAGAGCAGTGGACTTCAATCATTCTACATGAGGGTTCTGTGCAACACCTTGAGTGGATGGATGAGTGGGATAAAGAAATATACAAGACAGCTTTCGAGCTAGACCAACGATGGGTAATAGACCATGCAGCAGAGCGTCAATCATTTATCTGTCAAGGCCAGAGTGTAAACCTATTCTTCCCTGCAGGGACAGACAAAGCTTACGTTAACGAGGTACATCTCCGTGCCTTCAATAAGAAACTTAAAGGATTATATTATCTAAGGACAAGTGCTGGAGCGAAGGCGGACACAGTAAGCTTTAAGCCGACCCGTGTCGCTCTCAAGGACTATGCCGATGATGATGAATGCCTTTCATGCCAAGGATAGAAAATGAGTTTATTAACTGCATCACCTTCTTTTAAACCCTTTAACTATGCCAGCTTTGTTACTCAAGCTATTGAGCATGACAAGCTGCACTGGGGTGAGTGGGAGTGTGACCTTAATGAAGATGTATCTCAGTGGAAGTCAGGAAAGATTACCCCAACTGAGAAGAACTTTATCACCCAAATCCTCCGTCTATTTACACAGTCAGATGTGATAGTTGGGGGTAGCTATGTGGATGTGTTCTTGCCTCGTATTAAAAACAATGAGGCACGAATGATGATGCTCTCTTTTGCACATAGAGAGACTATACACATGCGCTCTTATGCACTACTCAACGACACCCTTGGATTCCCAGAGTCTGAGTACACCGCGTTTCTTGAGTACGAAGCAATGTCTGACAAGCTTGAGTTCATGCAGAAATTTGACCCCGACACTAAAGAGGGTCTAGCAAAAGCTATTGCTCAAACTGTATGTAATGAAGGCATGAGCCTGTTCAGTGCTTTCGTAATGCTCCTTAACTTTCAGCGTTTTGGAAAGTTGAAGGGCATGTGTGAGATTGTTGAATGGTCTATTCGTGATGAGACAATGCATGTTGATGGCATGACTGCGCTGTTTCGTCAATACATTACTGAAAACCCAGAGGTCGTTACTGATGAATTTAAACAGTCTATCTACGATATGTATCGGACTGCGGTTACGCTTGAAGATAAAGTTATTGATTTGGCGTTTGAACTTGGTCCTATGGAAGGTATCACTAAAGTCGAAGTTAAAGAATATATACGCTACATCGCAGATAGACGTTTAACAAACTTAGGACTCAAGCCTAACTGGGATGTGGAATCTAATCCACTGCCTTGGTTGGATTGGGTTTTAAATGGTGACTCCTTTAAGAATTTCTTTGAGGGTCGTGTTACAGATTACTCAGCAGATGGAATGTCTGGTGACTCATGGGGATGGTAAACATGCCACGTCAACAACGTAAGCTAAAACCAAAGCGTGAAATTAAAGAGAAGTTTATGGAAGAACGGACAACACGCACAGCACTCCAGCCGAAAAATAAAATGCAAGCAAGGTACATTGAAGCTATTAACAACTTCACTCAGACCATAAGCTTGGGCTGTGCTGGAACAGGTAAGACTTACATCGCCAGCACTATGGCAGCGCAGCTTTACATGCAAGGAACCATCAATAAGATAATTCTCACTCGACCAAATGTCCCTTCGTCAAGAAGTTTAGGGTCATTTCCTGGCACTATAGAAGAGAAGATGGCTCCTTGGACTACACCAGTGGTAGAAGTGCTGAAGAACTGCATGGGTGGGGCGTATGAGAACGCTATTAGACGTGGTGCAATTGTTGTTGCTCCGTTTGAAACCATGCGTGGCTCATCGTTTAGTGATGCATTCGTAATCATGGATGAAGCACAGAACACAACACCAGAAGAGATGAAGATGTTCACCACCAGAATTGGTGAGAACTGCCGCATCGTAATCAATGGTGACATTAAACAATCTGACATCCGTCAAACAAGTGGACTCGCTACAATTATTCAACTTGCTCAACGCTATAACTTACCTGTGCCTGTCATTGAATTTGGCATTGCTGATGTTGTTCGGAGCAAAGAATGTAAGATGTGGATTGAGGCATTTGATAAAAGTCAATCAATGGTTGCACCATAAGAAGGGTCTACAATGACAGAAAATAATTTCCCTTTTATTCCAATAGAACTCCTTGAGTATCTAGAAGAAATAATCCCCGACTGCGTTCCCCGTCTTGAAGAAAGTGAACGTGAAATATTTCACAGAGTTGGTGCTGTTCATGTTATCCGTTTATTAAGGATGAACTATGACGCCCAAAATGAAACAGAGAAAATGGAGCATTAACATATATGTGTTTCCCAACACCAAGCGCACCTGCAGCAGCAGCTATTCCACCAGCACCCCCACCTCCACCACCAGCAGACTTAGCACCAGCATCAGTCAGGATTGGTGATGATGAGATGAGCAGTGCCCGTAGTAAATATAATGCCAAAAAGAAAGGAACTAGCTCACTGCGGATTGCCCGTGCTGTAGGTGGTACTGCTGCTTCTGGCACTAACATTCCAAAGAAGTAGGACGATATGACCTCTATCCAACAACGATATGAAAAGTTGGAGACAGAACGTGACCCCTTCCTTACGAGAGCGAGAGAATGCAGTAAGCTAACTCTCCCTACTCTAGTCCCTGATTCAGGACACAGTTCTAGCAGTAAGTTCGATACACCTTTTCAAGGTATTGGTGCGCGTGGTGTAAACAACCTCGCCTCCAAGTTACTGCTGGCACTTGTCCCACCTAACTCACCATTCTTCCGCCTCACTGTGGATGATTTTAAGTTACAGGAACTCACCCAACAAGAGGGTGCTAGAGCGCAAGTGGAAGAGGCTCTGTCTTCTATAGAACGTGCAGTGATGTCTGAGATTGAATCCAGTTCTGTCCGCATTGCTACCTTTGAAGCATTGAAACATCTGTTAGTTGCTGGAAACGTATTGCTATATTTACCTGAGAAAGGTGGTATGCGTGTGTTCCACATTGACAGATATGTAATCAAGCGCGACCCGATGGGTAATCCTTTAGAGATGATTACCAAAGAAGACATCTCCCCTGAAGCACTGACACCTGAACTTCAGATGTTGTGTGATATTGACCCAACCAAAGAAGATGGTTATGGGCATGAATCAGTGGTTTTATACACCCGTGTCGTCCGTGATGGAAAGACTTGGAAAGTGTACCAAGAACTCAAGGGTAAACCTGTGCCAGATTCAGAAGGCACTTATCCTTTAGATAAGACACCTTGGATACCTTTACGACTCTCTCGCATTGACGGGGAATCTTGGGGACGCGGTTATGTTGAAGAGTATCTAGGCGACTTACGGTCACTAGAAACTCTGACTCAAGCAATTGTGGAAGGCTCCGCAGCAGCAGCTAAGGTCCTATTCTTAGTTCGGCCAAATGGAACAACCCGTGCGCGTGTGTTAGCTGAAGCACCAAATGGAGCAATCCGTGAAGGTGATGCTAATGACGTAAGTACCTTGCAAGTACAAAAGCAAGGTGACTTTCAGATTGCATTCCAGACAGCACAGGAAATCAAAGAGCGTCTAGCTTATGCATTCCTGATGAACTCATCTGTACAGCGCAATGCTGAACGTGTGACTGCTGAAGAAATCCGATACATGGCAGGTGAATTAGAAGATGCCCTCGGTGGTATCTACTCAATCTTGTCTCAGGAATTTCAGCTACCTTTAGTAAACAGATTGCTTTTACAAATGCAGAAGCAGCGCAAGGTTCCTTCTCTGCCTAAAGGTATTGTACAACCCACAATCACCACTGGCCTTGAAGCACTTGGTCGTGGACATGATTTAAATAAACTAGCAGCCATGTTGGAACAGCTTGGTCAGTTAGGCCCAGAGACTTTAATGAAGTACATGAACATTGGAGATTATATATCCCGTGTTGGTACATCATTAGGTATTGATATGAAGGGCTTGATTAAGACAGACGAAGAAATCCAACAACAGATGCAACAACAACAGATGCAACAGACAGGTGAGCAGTTAGCACCTCAAGCGTTTGATGCTGTTAAAGAGCAGATGATGGCTCAACAACAACCCCAAGGAAATGTAGAACAGTAATGGTAGAAACAGTAACAATTAAGCAAGAACCACAACCTGATTCACAAGAGCATATTGATGCAATGGTGGCGAAGGCGGAAGGCGCAACAACTGAACCTGTACAGGACAACCTTGAAACTCCAGAAGTTGATAGGCCTGAGTGGTTACCTGAAAAGTTCAAGACACCTGAAGACTTAGCTAAATCTTATGCTGAGTTGGAGAAGAAGATGTCAGGAGGAACCGAGCAAGCTATCAACAAAGCTGAAGGTTCTGACACTGAAATTCCAACCAATGATGCACCAGAAGTTAGCGAAAGTGCAGGTATAGATTATGAAGCACTCCAATCGGAGTACCAATCAAATCAAAGCCTGTCACCAGACACCTATGAATCACTGGCTAAGTCAGGAATTCCCCGTGAAGTCGTAGACCAGTACATCGCAGGCCAAGAGCAACTTGCCACATCTCAACGCACGACTATGTTCAATAGCGTTGGTGGTGAAGAAGCTTACGGAAGCATGATGGAATGGGCAAGTACGAACCTGAACGCTGGTGAAGTAGATGCCTACAACAAGACCATGAACAGTGGAAATATTGACCAGATTCAAATGTCTGTTCATGGTTTAAAAGCTCGTTACCAAGCCGTCAATGGCAGTGACCCTAAGTTAATTAGTGGTGACACTGCTTCTGCAAATGCAGGCGGACGATTTGAAAGCGTAGCTCAATTAACGGAAGCAATGAGGGACCCTCGTTATTCGAAGGACCCAGCATTCCGTAACAGTGTACAGAATAAACTTTCCAATTCATCAATTCTGTAACACAGCAAAGCCCCTCAACTAACAGGGGGGCAACCTATTCCAAAAGCCCAAAGCTATTAATGACAAAGAAACTGCGCCCTTGAGGGGGACAACGCTGTGGGAAGTTATTGAGTGCTGGAGCCTCAAGAATAAACAAACTTGAAACTTCAATCCTCTTTACAAGGTATTAAAAAATGAGTAATGCAACTGTATCACGCATTGGACAAGTCAATGGCGCAAACGCCACTGATGCTTTATTTCTAAAATTATTCGCTGGTGAAGTAATCACCCAGTTCGAAGAAAAGAACATCATGATGGGTTTACACCAGACCCGTACTATCACTAACGGCAAGTCAGCTTCCTTCCCTGTCATGGGTACTGCTGCTGCAGCTTACCATGTGGTTGGTGCTGAGATTCTTGGTGGTGCTGTTAAACACGCTGAGAAAGTCATCACTGTCGATGAGTTGCTTGTAGCACCTGCCTTCATAAGTAATATTGATGAGGCTCGCAACCACTACGATGTTCGCGCAACCTACACTTCAGAGTTAGGTAATGCATTGGCTAACACCTTTGATAAGAACGCTCTGCGCATGGTAGTACAAGCTGCCCGTGGTTCTGAGACTATCACAAGTTCTGGCAAAGCTGGCCTTCAGATTTCTAAGGCTAACTACAACACTGCAGCATTAATCATCGCTGCTTTGTTTGAAGCTGCTGAAGCAATGGATGCTAAAGACATTCCAACTGATGGACGTGTTGCTGTTGTATCTCCAGCCATGTACTACAAGCTAGCACAAGACACTACAATCATGAACAAAGATTGGGGTGGTGCTGGTGTCTATGCTGATGCCAAGGTAATCCGTGTAGCTGGTATTGCTATTGTAATGTCTAACCACTTACCTACTGGTAACCAATCTGCTGTTACAGGTGAGAACAACACTTACCACGGTGACTTCCAGAAGACTAAGGCTGTGGTATTCCATGCTTCTGCTATTGGTACTGTTAAGTTAATGGACCTTGCACTTGAATCTGAGTACGACATTCGTCGTCAAGGTACTTTGTTCGTTGCTAAGTATGCAATGGGCAGTGGCATCCTACGCCCAGAATCTGCAATTGAAATTAAGATTAACTAAGAACTTCTTATAGTTAGTCACAAGGGAACTTCGGTTCCCTTTTTTTTACTTTTTAAAGGACTCGGTATGTCATTAAATCTCACGACTGAACTAGAAGCAGTCAACACCATGTTGAATGTAATTGGTGAAGCACCTGTAAACACATTAGTCAATATGACTTCTGCGGATGCGCTTACTGCAGTCTCTATTTTGAGAGATATAAGCCGTGAAGTGCAGTCACAAGGGTGGAACTTTAACACTGAACACGACTATCCACTTATCCCTGACCAAGACAGTATGTTATCTCTGCCTGTTAACACTTTAGCCGTGGACACAACTGCGGCATCTTATAAAATTGAGTTAGTACAACGTGGACTGCGCGCATATGACCGCAAGAACCACACATATACATTTACAGAAACAGTGCTATGCAGCCTGATTGTATTACTGGCTTTCGATGAAATTACAGAAGCCGCACGTCATTACATTGCTATACGGGCTGCCCGTATATTCCAAGACCGCGTATTAGGTTCTGAAACTCTTCACTCTATGAACAGGGATGATGAGTACCAAGCCCTTACAACACTGAGGCTTATGGAATCTGAGAATGCTGACTATAACATTCTGACAGGTAACACTGACGTTTCCCGAATCTTAACGAGGTAATCTATGTCACTTGTAAGCAGTTCCATTCCCAATATAGCCAATGGCGTTTCACAACAATCTGCAAGTGTTCGTCTTAACTCGCAAGGTGAAGAACAAATAAACGCTTTCAGTTCAATCATCAGTGGTTTGCGTAAAAGACCACCAACCCAACACTTAGCAACTTTATTAACTAATGCACAAGCAAATGGTAACTATTTTATACACGTTATCAATCGTGATATTACAGAGCGTTACATTGTAATTGCTGACAACAGCAACATACGGGTGTTTGATTTTAATGGCACAGAAAAGACAGTAAACAAACCTGCTGGTTATTCTTACCTATCTTCTGGAAGTCCATTGACTGACTTTAAAGCAGTCACAGTGGCTGACCATACTTTTATATTAAACAAGTCTATTACTACATCTGTAACAGCAAGCCAATACACGTCTGAAACTTCAGATGCTCTTGTACATGTTAAGCAAGGTAACTATGCAAGCGTCTATCGGGTATTTATAGACGGACAGCAATGGGCAGCATATACAACAAGTGCGACTGATAAAGCTACATTGCAGACTGACAACATTGCAGAACAACTACGGACCCAGTTAAATTCTAATTTAAACGCTAATGTCTCTTTATATAGTGTCCATCGTAATGGCTCTACTATAAGAATAACAAGATTAACTGGAGCAGACTTTAGTTTAAGGACTGAAGATTCATCAGGGAACCAAGCACTTATTGGCATAAGAAAGAGCGTACAGAAAATATCTGATTTGCCAGCAAGGGCATTTCCCAACATGATAATCCGTGTAGCAGGTGAAGGTAGTTCTGACTCTGATGATTACTATATTAAGTATGTTGAAGATAATGATTCATCAGGATACTGGCAAGAAACTGTTAGGCAAACACACGACACAACAATCACAGCCACAACTCTTCCTTGGAAGTTAGTAAGCAATGCTAATGGCACATTTACATTTACTAACAATGCATGGGAGGGCCGTTCTGTTGGTGACTTTAATTCCTCACCAGACCCAAGCTTTATCGGTAGAAAAATAAACGATGTGTTCTTCCATAGAAATCGTTTAGGTTTTATCTCTGATGAGAATGTAATTCTTAGTAGGTCAGGTGAATACTTTAAGTTTTACCCTGAGACTGTTACTTCTATTTTAGACACTGACCCTATTGATGTATCTGTAAGCCATACTAAAGTATCTATACTTCGCCACGCGATTCCGTTTAACGAGACTCTGCTTCTGTTCTCAGACCAAACCCAGTTCATGTTGAATGCAGGTGACGCTCTGACACCAGCAACTGTGTCCATAAATCAGACGACTGAATATGAATCTAGTTTACAAGCAAGTCCAGTTGGTGCTGGTGAGTATGTTTACTTTGCCACTAACAGAGAAGGGTATACAGGCGTTAGAGAATACTTTGTACAGGCAGATACTTCATCTAATGTTGCTGTTGATGCGACCCTCAATGTATCTCGCTATATAAAGGGAACTGCAACAAACTTAGTTAGCAGCACAAACGAAGACATGTTATTTGTTCTTACCGATGGTGTTCACTCAAAGCCTACTTGTTATGTCTATAAGTACCTTAGACGTGATGGTCAATCATTACAGATGAGTTGGTCCAAATGGGAATTCCCAAATGCTGACAGAATCTTAAACCTTTCAGTAATTGAATCTACAGCTTTCTTTCTTATACAGAGGGGAGCTTCAATAATGCTAGAGAAGATGCAGCTACAGGAATCTCCTGAAGTTACTTCTGCTGGTTCTATGGTTTACCTAGACTCTCTTAAAGCAGGAAGCACAGCAGCAACAGGGCAGTCTCTAGTGACTGTGGATGGTACTCAATATGTAGGTTATCCCTACACAATGGAGTATACATTCTCAACACAGTACAGAAGAACCCAAGGCATTGGCGGTAGTCAGTTAACAGACACGTCAGGACGCTTACAGCTTCGTGAATTTAAATTGCTATTTGAGGACAGTGGTCGCTTTAACGTGACAACAACATCTCAAGGTGTCTCGCATTCTTATGCTTTCTTAGGACCTCCCATTGGAGTTCAGACGCTTGGAAAGGTAGACATTACATCAGGTGTTTTCTCTCTTCCTATACAATCTAAAAATGACAGAGTGTCGATAAAAGTAAGCAATGCTACACACTTCCCATCAGCCTTCCAATCAGCAGAATGGACAGGTTATTACACAACAAAATCTAGGAGAATCTAAATGACAATAAGCGTTAGGCCTGCAAAATTGAATGATTGTAATACGTTAGGCCCTCGCTTACGTCAGGCAGATAAAGAAGAGTTAAAGCTCTCTTGTGGGCATGGTCCAGTGACAGCACTGACCATGTCTATGATTGCCTCAGAGAAGCCATATGTGGCTGTTGATGAGTGGGATGTTCCCTTTGCAATGTTTGGTGTAGTTGATGCTATTGATAAAGGAGTTGGCATACCTTGGATGCTCGGCAGTTCAGGTATATATAGACACGCTAGGGAGTTTACAAATGAATGTAAGCACTGGCTAGAAACAGTATCCAAGGGACATGATGTCCTTGTTAATTATGTACATGCTGAGAATCACAAAGCTATTAGATGGCTAAAATGGCTTGGCTTTAAATTTATTTATCTAGACCCAGAGTATGGGGTAGGTAAAGCACCATTCTATGAATTCGTAAAGGTGAACAACAATGTGTGACCCCACTACCATGATGGTACTTAGTGTCGGTACTTCTTTAATGGCGTATGACGAGAAGGCAAAACAAACACAAGCTCAAAATACAGCGTCAGTAAAAGACTACCACCAGAAAATTAAACAGACTCGTTTAGCCCAATTACAATCACAAGCATCTATGAGTGATGCTTTGTTTGAAGACACTATTGTTGCTAAACAAAACCAAGCATCTGCCTATGCGCGTACAGAAGGCATGGGTGGCTCATTAGTTAACAGAATAGTACGCGACCAGCAAGCGATAGAAGCTCGTAACAAAGATAACGTGAACCAGAACTACGCAATGGACATCCAGCAGAAGCAGTATGAAATGCAAGGTTATGCAGTTCAGTCACAAGGCAGAATGAAAGCAGCCCCAAACTTTTTTACAACAGGTTTAGAAATTGCCGATACATATTACAAATATGACACCGCACAGAAAGGAGTTATTACCTAATGGCTGAACGTCAACTTCAAGTAACTCAACTAAACTCTTCAGCTAGGGCAATGGATACTTACGTTAGACCTGAGTTAGAAAAGAACGCAAGGGCTATAGGCCTGCTTCTTAACTCTATTGATAAAACTGACAATGACCGCGCTATAAAGAATGCGGAGATTGAAGCAGTTACTGAGGCTTTATCAGAGGGTCCTAAAGACCTTCATAATCGTGTTGGGTTTTCTAGCACACGTCCTGATTACATTGCGACTCGGTTAGAAAATCGTGGTCAACAGTTCGCCCGTGAATCTTTACCAAAACTTGAATCTGATTTTCAGGAATTTCTACTTGGTTCAAATGACAATGGCACAGATATAGAGCCTTATTTAAAGGAACAGTTTGGTTCATTAATGTCATCTATGGAAGGTGGTGGTGGCAGTCAGTTCTTGATAGCTGGTGCTAGTGACATCCTTGTGGCAGCAAAAGCAGACATGCAGAAAAGGCATATGGAGTACATAGACAAAAGAGCTATGGATGAAACCATGACCCATTTGTCAATGCGTGTCGATGGTATCGTGCATCAAAAAATAATCAATGATGAAATGGGTCAGCCATTGCCGCCCCAAGCGTTCAATGACCGAATTAAAGCTATGGATTCATTAGCTGTTGATATGTCACAAACAACTCCACTTACAAAAGGTCAGGCTAACAAAGCTGTCTTTGAATCATTACTGGCTATGGCTGCTGGCAATGACCCTGAGAATGCTGAAAGGTATCTCCACATGGCAAAGCTAGTCAGGTACGCCAAGGGGAAGAATGGTGAGTTAAGACCTGAAGCATTTGAAGCAATCGCTATGGCAGAATATGCTGCAGATTCTAAGATTAACAGCAAGGCAATTGCTGACGCTGCTGCACAGAAAGAAGCAAGAGCAAAAGCAGCAAAGGTCGCATACTCTGACTTTATAACTTCATTGACTGATACTGAAGACCGAGTCACTCAACTTACTCCAGATACAATTCAATACCTAGTTGACAACGCTGACATGACTCCTGAAAAGATACAGGCAACCATGACCGCTGTTAATAAACTTACAGGTGGAACAGAGAGTAAGCCACAAGAGATGGCATTTATTAGTTTCTCTACAGCACTTATGGCAAATCGCCAAAACCCCAATATTGTTGCTTCATATGCTGAATTAATGAAAGCAGTTGCTAACGAGAATATTCATCCTTCTAGATTAAAAGAAGTGCAAGCCATGCTTAAAGGAATTGAGCAAGCTGCTCCATTAATTAACAACCTACTGAACACACAGCCCAGAGGTTTATGGGTTTCAAGCATTGTTAAAATGGAAGATGAATTTGACAGAGGTGGACTTGCTTTAAAAGCAGAGCTTACTGGTAAATGGAATGATGAATTCAATAAGCTTATAGAACAACATTACGCTGATGAAGGTGCTGTGGCTCCTTCTACTAATCAAATGCAATCAATGTCGGAACATGTAAAGAATGTCATGGACACTAATTACAAAGAGTTAGTTGATGAAAGAGCAGAAGAAGATACTGCGTACAAGGCCTACAAGCTTGGTGTAAATGCAGCAATAAAGACTTCTGAAAATAGTTCTGTTGGCGATAGCAAAATGAATATAGGGGGCTCTGTAGCAAACTATGTTACCGACTCTACAATAGGAACATCTGGTTTGACGCATTGGTCTGGTGAATTACCTACCGACATAATTCATGCCAATATCGAAGATGTTATGAGAAGGGCTGCTTTGTTTAATCCAGCAAAGGAATTCACTTTAGAGGATGCTAAATCTCTAGAAGAAGAACTCCTAGTAGGAAAGACTAACGCAGAAATGTTTGATTTACAATTTGGTGATGGCGCATTCGCCCGTTACCATGAAGAATATGGCCCTCCTTTAAGGCTATCAACTTATAAGGCCAGCCTTACGGAGTAAACAATGGCTACAACAACAACCAAGTATGACCCTAATTATGTATCACCATATATTGGCCCTAAGAAAAAAGAAGAAGTAGGTGATGTTCCTGAATTAGAAAGCACCTATGTTTCACCTTACATAACACCTAAACAAAATACTTCAACTGTTTACAACGAGGAAACTTTCCACGCTGATGCTCAGTCTATAGCTGATTCTAGGGTGTTAGCCAGTAAGTTTATTAAAGCACCACAGCGTCAGTCTGAAACTCAAGGACAACACATTGCTTCAGAGATGGCACAAGGAATGCCTGCTCGTAGTCTAGAGAGCATAGAGGCAACTCTAGGTGCTGAGAAAGCTTCAGAAGCAGATTACCAAGCACAGCATATCCAATCATTAAGCGATGGTGATTTCACACGCGAGAGTTTAGATTGGTTAGGCACTACACGCTGGAACATGGTTAAGACAGGTGAACTAGCGTTTAGTGTTGCTGATTGGTCTGATGAAGAACAGCAGTCCCTTGTTCGCCTTATGGCTAACTATGAGGAACTACCTACTTCATGGAAGACTACTGGTCGTGCTGTTGAAGGTTTAGCCACCGACATGACTACTTATGTAGGCTTGGGCTTTGTTCTTAATACACTCTCTAAGATTGCTTTAAAACCTGCTGCAGGTGCATTGGTCCGTTCACTTCTTAAAACCACAAAAGGTGCAGGCACAGTAGGAGCTATTGAGGTTGGTGCTTACATGGGTGCTGACAACCTACTCAACCAGAAGATAGATGTTGAGACAGGCCAGCGAGATAACTATGACTATTTAGAAACAGCAGCCTACACTGCGGGTGGTGCGGCTGGTGGTTATATAATTATTGGTGGACTAACAGCACTCACTCTTCGTGCAGCATCCAAAGGTTTATCTAAAAATGCTGATGAGGTTGTTGACGAGGTTGTTGATGAAGCCACACCTGTAGCTGATGAGGTTGTTGAACTTGGTGATGAATCTGTTGATGAAGTCATTGAGGCTGCACCAACACAGGTTGATGAAACCAGTGAATTTGTTGATGACTTAGACACAGTGTCTGATGATGATTACTTTGATGAGATGGTCGGTGAGCTTGGTGATGACATCCCTGAAGGTGACTTGGCATTTATATCTCGTAACATTGAGGAAGACTATGCTGAAGAACTAGCATCTGCTGCTGCCAAAGGCGCAGATGATTCAGGTGAATCTGTTGTTGAAGAGTTAAAGCCAACAACAGTTATGCCCAAAGGATTAGCAGGAGCAAAGCCTCGCTATAACTATGGTGAGAATTCTTACGATGTTAAGTTTGAAAGTGATGTTGATAAAGCACTATATATTGTAGCTGGTAAAGGTGAGTCTAAATCTCATAGTGAGTACATGCGTTTCTTGCGCGGTGTGTTCCCTAATAAGTCAGTTGAAGAAATCAAAGAGATGGGGGCTTCTGTTAAGGCTGACATAAAAGAGTCTGCTAAAAACAAAGATTTGGATTTAGATGGTGACCTAGTAGTAAATGCTAAGTTTGAACCAACTAAAAAGCCTAGGCGACCTAAAGGTGAAAGTAAATCACTTGATGAAAAGCCTAAGATGTATGATGAATCTAACACTAAGGAAATGCCCTACAACATCAACCGAATGAAGACAGCGCAGGACACTAAGAACTTAGTTCTAGAGCGTTCTGAGCAACATCGAAAGATGAACCCACTTGAAACTAAAACTCTGGATGAAGTAACAGAGGAAGGTAAGATAGCTGCTAAAGAATTAGCAGAAGCTACGGGTGGCGACTTAACTGAAATCGTTAAGAGTCTTAGGGGTGATGTAGTTGAAATGGCTGCTATTGTAAACCGAATTAAAGCTACCCGTGATTTGCATGTTTGGACATTTGAAAAAATGAAAGAGCTTGCTTACAAGCATAAAGAAGAAGGTGGCCTAAGTGGTTTAGAGCAAGGTGAGTTAGTTAAAGTAGTTCAAATGATTAACCAACTTGTTCCCCTAACCATCGACCAATCTGCAGGTGCTTCCAGAGTCCTAGGCTCAAGAAGGGCTATGGCTATATCAGACGATAGTTTAATTCGTGGCGGTATGGACCCAGATGCACAGGTTGCTGGTAAGCAAAGTGCGGAGGAAGCAATTGCGGAAGCTGAAGCTGAAGTGTTACTGCCTGAACTAGATGCAAATGCAATAGAAGCTATAGCTAATGGCAATGGTCCTTTTGTTATAAAGGCGTTGGTTAACTCTATTATAGATGGCCTTGAAAGCGGAAGGATTAAGAATCCTAGAACAGCTAAAGAGGCTTTAGTTCCCTCTAGAGTTAAGCGTGTTATCGCTGAGATAAACCGCGTCCGTGCTGGTTCAATGTTGGGGGGATTAACCACCATGACAATGGCTGCTGTGTCTAACCATCTCCATATGATTTATGAGCCTGCACTTGAATATGCAAGCCGATATAACTTTGGATTAACCAAGGCATCAAGAAAATCACAGGGTGCTGATAAGTTAGCCCGTGCTAGAGCATTAGCACAATACTCTGGCAACATGCAGTATTACTTGCAAGGTTGGAAAGAAGCAATGAAAGCTGTAAGGCTTGGCGTTCATCTTACTGACCCTAACGTAACTCACATGGAGTCTAGTGCAAACATTAGAGGCAACAAAGGTAAGTCTAAGAAGCGTATTATTTATGAGAACATCACAGGCTACGCACACACTGTGCTTATGGCATTGGATGAACAACATAAATTTACACGCGCTCATTCTTTAGCATTTGCTGACGCAATAGTTGAAGCTAAGAAATTAGAGATGAAAGCTGCTGAACAAGGAAAGGTTGCCTTTAAAGAAGGGAGTGCTGAAGCTGAGTTATATATACAGCAACACATTGCTAGAATGTTTGATGAGCATGGTGCAGTTAGAACAGTTGATGATACGGGTACACCCCAAGGAAAGGCTGATGCAAAGTTAGGTGAAGCTATTATGCGTGAGATACGCATGGAGACTTTCACTGAAGAACTTGTTGGTCTTGTAGGTAAAACAGTTAATGGCATAGCTGGAGCAGGCGGTGGTGCTGGTGCGTTTATACTTCCATTTAGACGCGCACCAGTTAACTCTATTTCCTATGCACTGCAGTACGCACCTATACCTGAATCTATATTTGGCATTCCTGTTATGAGATTTATATCTGCAAAGCAAGATGCAATACTTAGGTCAGGTGATGAAGTTCAGATAGCTAAACTACGCATGCGTAAGAAAGTTGGAGCTATGGCAGGTACATACTTATGGTACAAAGCTGAATCTGGTGAATTAACTGGTGGTGGTCCTAGTGACTACAAGATGCAGCAAGCTTGGATAGAGGCAGGAAATAAACCCTACTCAGTTAAGATTGCTGGTAAGTGGATTCCTTATGCAAAGATTGAACCTTTCTCTACTGTCATGGGCGTTATGGCTAACTCCCATTACATTTGGAAGATGGACCCAGAGAAGTTTCAAGATGGAACTGCTCATGTTGTTGAGGCTGTGCAAGTTGCTTTAGTTCAAAGCATACTTAATAAAGCTTACTTCTCTGCTATAAATGATTGGATGAAGTTAATGGCTGGCGAGGACGACAAACTTATAACCACAGGACAAGCTGCAGTCACATCCTTTGTTCCTAACGCACTGAACCAGATGAACTCTGACCCTAATGTTCGTGAAGCTACGGACTTATTAGAGAAGGTACAGCGTAAGTTAGATGGATGGTCCCAAGAACTTGGGGCGCAGTATGACATTACAGGTCAGCCTCTGTTGAAGCCTAATGATGGGTGGAATCTATTTAAGCAACCTAATGTTCGTGCAGATGAATCAAGTGTAGCGCAAACTGTTATGACAGAAATCTATGACTTGCGAGTTGTGCAAGATAAAGATGGGTTGTTAGGTCCGCCACCAAGGAATCTAAGTGCAGGCCGCAAAGATTATCGTGAGGTTTATGATAGGAATGAAACTGAATCTGTGTACGCAAAGTACAACAGGTTTATAGGTGAAGTTACTATAAGAGGCATGACTCTTGAAGAAGCTTTGTACGATAAAATAACTTCTGACCATTACCAGAATAAACCTAAATCACCTTACCTTGATGTTGACTCACCTCATATCGGAATCTTGTCGGAGATTATTAAAAAATACAGAAAGAAAGCCAAGAGCAGGCTGCTTGATGAGTCCGATGCGTTCAGAGAACTTTATGATGTTCTTGACGATAAGAAGCGTGAAGTTAAATATGCACGTTAAGTAAAATCCTGGCACTAACTTTCAAAAAACCAAGCCCCTCAATCGAGGGGTTTCTTTTATCCCCCCTTATTTAAACATAGAGAATTATAATGGCCTTATCCTTTGTGAATTACACTGGTAATGGCAGCAACAGAGTATTCAATTTAACTTTTAGTTATCTGCAACCAGCAGACGTTAGTGTAAAAGTTAATAATGTTGCTGTTACCTTTACATTTCTAGACTCAAGCAGAGTCCAGACTTCGGTAGCACCAGCTTCTGGGGCATCCGTAACAGTGCGAAGAACAACCACAAGAACAGCGCGAGTTGTTGATTTTGTAGATGGTGCTTTGCTAACAGAATCAGCACTTGATGCTGACAGTAACCAATTATTTAATTTATCACAAGAAGCATTTGACGCTTCTGCCAATGCACTTCCCTTAGTCTTCGACCAGACTTACGATGCAACAACTAAGCGCATTAAGAATGTAGCTGACCCGACTTCAGCACAAGATGCTGCCACTAAGAACTGGGTAGAAACAGCACAGACATCTTCAGTAAGTATTGCAACTACCAAGGCTGCTGAGGCTAGCTCTTCTGCTACCGCTTCAGCTAACTCTGCTACAGCTAGTGCTAACTCTGCATCTGGTGCAGCTAGTTCAACCACGGCAGCAGCCAACAGTGCAACAGCTAGTGCAAACTCAGCTACAGCAGCTTTAGCAAGTAAAAATACATCGGCTGCTCAGGCAGCTATATCAACCACTAAAGCAGGTCAAGCAGCTAGTTCAGCCACAGCAGCAGCAAACAGTGCAACAGCTAGTGCTAACTCAGCCACAGCAGCAGCCTCTAGTGCTTCTACAGCAAATACAAAAGCATCTCAAGCAACTACATCTGCCAATAACGCAGCGTCTTCTTTAGCCTCCTTCACAGGCCAATATGTATCCCAATCAGGCGCACCTGCATCACCAAGCACAGGTGACTTATGGTTCGACACTTCCTCAAGCACAATGAAAGTTTACAACGGCTCTGCATTTGCCAATGCTGGTTCATCGGTAAATGGTGTAGAAAATGCGGTTCAGCATACAGCTACCGCAGGTCAGACAAGCTTTTCTGCGACATACGATGCTGGTCATCTTCAAGTATTTTTAAATGGTATTCGTTTAGACACTGCCGATTACACGGCTACTAACGGCAATGCTGTTGTACTAGCCATAGCTGCGGCTGTTGGTGACGTAGTGTTTATCCAAGGCTTTGGCACATTTACACTAGCTGACCATTACACAAAGTCTGCGGCTGACGCTAGGTTTGAGCCTATCGACTCTGCTTATACCAAGTCTGAGGCTAATGGACGCTTTAAATCTATCTCAGCGTCAGAAGGTGGGCCTAGCTTGGGAACCAACAGTGTCATCAGAGTCAATGCAAAAGTCATTGACGAGAACATTACATTTAACAACCAAAATGGTTCGTCCGTAGGCCCAATAACTGTGGCTGCAAACAGGGTGATTACTATAGATTCTGGGTCAACGTGGGTGATTATATGAGCGTCATTAAGGCAAATAACATAACCAATGTCGCAGGTGGCATACCGACAGTGAAGTCACAGCAGTTGATACCGACAGCGTGGGTGAATTTTAATGGTGAGAGTACGGTAGCTATCCGTGACTCTGAGAATGTGAGTAGTATTACTGATAATGGTACTGGTGATTATACAGTTACTTTTGCTACTTCTATGGCTAATATTAACTATGCATCAGCAGGTTTTGCAGGGGCTGGTACTGCAAGTTTAAGAAGCCTAAGTCAGCCCTATGAATCCTCCCCCCCTACAACATCTAGCTGTAGATACAACGTGGTCTATGCTAACAACAGCATTTATGACGCTCCTACTGTGTCGGTACTAATTCTAGGAGGCCAAGCATAATGTCCACAATCAAAGCTAACACGCTCCTCCACAGTAACGGAAGCACAACAACTCCTCCAAGTATCCCAGCGTTAGATAAGCGTATGGCAAAAGTTTGGTGTAAATGGAGTCAAGCTGACCATGCTATTGATGGTAGTTATGGCGTAAGCAGTGTTACTGATACAGGTACAGGGTCTACACGGATAAATTTCTCTACGGCTCTGTCAAGTGGCAATCACGCAACAGTATGCTCAGATGATAACTATGGCAATTCATTTGTGTCTAATCATGCTGCTACTTCAGTAATTACCGCTAATATGAATCAAGCTAATAATGCTTATGCAGATGCTTTAATGAATTTAGTTGTATTCGGCTTATAAACAAAGGAACAAACAAATGGCATCAACGATAAGAGGAAGTGACAACTTTGATACAGTTGGTAGTTCTAACACTAGCACTAGGCTGGCAAAGGCTTGGGTAAACTTTAATGGTACAGGTAATGTGGCTATTCGTAGCTCTTATAATATTAGCAGTATTACTGATAATGGCACAGGTGATTATACAGCTAACTTTACAACCAACATGCCTAATACTAATTATTGCACTGTAACTCATGCCTCACACACCAATCAATCAGCTGGAAATGGCTTATTTAGTTGGGAAGTCACAGAGAATGAAAAGCTCGTGGGAAGTGTTGGGGGGTTTGTTATAAGGTCATATAATAATACTGTGTTTGATATGTATGGCGTTGGCCTAACAGTATTTAGCTCATAAACTAAGGAACAATAATGAAAATCATTTATCAAGAAGCAGACGGAAATGTTTGCGTAATTACACCAGCAGCTAATTGCACACTTAGTGACGCAGAGACAGCCGCTAAAGATGTACCAACGGGCTTGGCTTACAAGATTGTAGCTGACGATGTTGTACCCTCAGAACGAACTTTCCGCAATGCGTGGGTAGTTGATGCAGATACTTTAACAGACGGAGTAGGCGAATGATTACTGTAGACATGACCAAAGCAAAAGTAATCGCACACGATGCCAGACGAGTATCACGCAATGCAGCCTTTGCACCACTAGACATTAAAGCTACTATTCCTGCTGAATCTACAGCAGCCGAAGCAGCTAGGGAAGTTATCCGTACTAACGATGCAGCCTTGCAAGTGTCTATGGATGCGGCTAGTGATGCAGCAGCGTTGAAGGCTTTGATGCCAGCAGGAGAGTAGGATGAGCAAGGCAAGAGATGGGGTAGAAGACCTCAAGACGATTGACGCTAATCTAGCTGCTAAGGCTCCTTTGGCTAGTCCAGTATTCACAGGCAACGTAGGTGTTGGCTCTGCGCTATTAACAACAACTGCTAGTAATATGTTACAGCTAGGGTCTACGTCTAACCTATCTTGGTACAAT